TGGCTTTACGGTTGGTCGACTTGAGCAAGAGCGCGGCGCACAGGTGCGAGTATCAAGTGCTGATGAGAAGCGTTTTGGTTGTGTTGAAGCGCTTGAAATCTTCCGTAATTCGGTTGGCTTTTATGGTTACAACAATGGACTTAATAAAACCTACGGCTTCCTTAATGACCCTCAATTGTTGGCGTATAACGCGTTACCTACGGGGACATGGGCAACGGCCACATATCTTGAAATCATTAACGATGTGATCTTTATGGCGGCAACGGTACAAAATCAATCAGACGGTCGAATTGACCCTAAATCCGATCCGATGGTTTTTGCCATCCCTGTCGAAACTGATCAGTTCTTGAATACGACTTCAGATTTTGGTCGCTCTGTTCGCATGTGGATTAAGGAAACATATCCGACATGGCGAGTTGAGACAGCGCCTCAGCTTACAAATGCAAGCGCGGGTCAAAATGCGGCCTATTTGTACGCCGAATCGGTAGATCAATCAGGAACCGATGACAGCCGTACATTCATTCAGGTGGTGCCAACAAAGTTCAGAAGCTTAGGTGTTGAGCAGCGAGCAAAGGGCTATGTCGAAGATTATTCAAACGCAACAGCAGGTGCATTGTGTAAGCGTCCATACGCAGTAGCACGATTCATCGGCATTTAAGGGGATTACGGGTATGTATATCTATTCAACGGCTTCAAGTGACATTAAAATCAATCTTTTCGGCGAGGTTGGCGTGGGCCAAGTGCCAAGAGTTGTCGATTTTGTTGTTGTTAATGGGAAGGCGAATATTGCTAACCAAAACTTAGTCACCCCGAAAGGCGTGGCGACTAATATTAACGAGAAACAGGCTAAATTGCTGGAAAGCAATAAGATGTTTCAACAAATGGTAAAAGACGGCTTTATGGTTATTGAAACCAAAAAGCTTGAGGCCGATTCCGTGGCTTCAGACATGGAAGCAAAGGATGCATCGGCTCCACTTGAGCCAAAAGACGCAAAAATAATGGGCGTTTATTTGAGTGATGAAAAATAAGGCATAATATTATGTCTTATTAATAAAAAGCGCGGGAATACCCGCGTTTTTTTCAAATTCTAGGCTTTAATATGTACATTTATTCAGAAGAAATAGCAGATAAAAAAATAGATGTTTTTTGTATGCCTGTTTCACACCTTCCACCCAAATTTATGACTTCTGTCCTTATTAAAGGAACTGGAAATAAAACTTCTGTCATTACCGAAAAAGGAGCCATGAACTTCGTTGATGATAAAGTTTATGACTGCTTAAAAATGAGCTCGCTATACCAGCATAATTTTAAATCGGGCCTGTATTTTGAAGATGCCAAAAAACTAGAGGCTATTAAATGACGCAGATTGTTTTTGATGGCGATGTATTTAGAAAGTCTTTCCCAGCCTTTGCCGATGAATCGCTATACCCCGATGAATGCGTTTCTATTTTTTGGGATATGGCAACTTGTTATATTTCAGATCAGACAAATTGTCTGCTGGATGAAAAATGCCTAACATTGCTAATCAATTTGATGACTGCCCATTTGGTTTTCATTAATAACGCCCAAGAAGAAGGCGGCGACACAGCAATGGTCGAGCAAGCCACCATAGATGACGTGATGGTTAAAAGCGCCATACCTGACGTTGAAGACCCGTTCACATGGTGGATGCTTCAAACTTCATACGGCAAGCAATATTACAGCCTCATATCATCCATGATAGCCGGTGGATTTTATGCCGGCGGCTCCCTTGATATTTCGGCATTCCGCAGGGCCGCAGGTGATTTTAATGCCTAAAATGAAAGGCGGCCTTACAACTGACGGTATTAAATTTAAAAAGCTTTTTGATGATGCTAATGTCACAACACTTGCTGTCGGCTTTTTAGGTAATGAAAAGCATAATTTAGTCGGAAATGATGGCGTTGCCAGAGAAGTCGGTGATATTGCCAGAGAGCAAGAATACGGGAACACTGGAAAACGAGTTCCGCCCCGCCCTTTCATGCGAAATGCCATTGACAACATAAAGGATAATGCAGCTCATTTAGTTGGAACGCGTATACCCGGAATTCTAAGTGGTGGAGAAACATTGGCCGATGTGTTTTCTGTACTAGGCGAATATTCATCAGCTGAAGTTGTTGCGGCAATTAAAAATGTCCATGCGCCCAAGCTGTCTCATCGCACAATAAACGAAAGGCTTAAGCGCGGAAACTCATCCAGTAAACCACTTGAAGATACTGGGCAAATGCTGGGCGCGGTAAATTACGAGGTTAAAACGTGAATAACTTATTAGCGCAGGCGCACCAATTAATCCCATACCAGCGCATTCAATTTTCAAGATGGCTTGGCAGCACCAAAACGGCAAACCTTTTAGAGAAAGATAAATATGCCCCGCCGGTTTCATCAAGGGTAAAAATCAATGCGGTTAAAACAAAGCTTTCGCGTGAATTGGGCCTTGACTATAAAAAGACTTATGTTCGCCTATTTAGCACACCAAAAGTATCAGGGTTAAGCCGGATTAGTAGCGGCGACCAATTTAATTTTGACGGCGCAAAATGGCAAGTTGAATCGCAAACCGGCTGGAAAGCGTCTGCCGGCTGGGACAGCTTTCTATGTGTTAAGGTGGGTTAATAGTGGCCTTTTATACTGAAAACCAAATTTGAACGCTGAATTGCAATTATGGGAAGGTAGTTACCCGGCAACGGTGGCAATTAAGCGAGCATATCAGCCAACACAGCAAAGAACCCCAGCGGGTTTATTCGCTTATGTATTCCAAATAAATAACAAGCGGTACGGATGGCAGTCAAGCTCAGATGAATATAACGAAACTGATAAATTGATGGTTCATACCGAAAAATACATTATTGAAAAGACATTGCAGATAAGCGCTCAGTCAATCACGGAAATTGATGCAGAATATACGGCTGGCGATGTTGCCGAAAGCTTGGCGGCCCATATTAATTCATCAGCCATTATTGAGCGCTTTGAATTGTTGAAGATTGGAATTTTGCGCGTGACAAATGTACGTCACCCTCATTTCATAAATGACCGTGATAGGTACGAGGGCGACCCTAGTTTTGATTTTGTGATAACCTACAGACAGGAAATCGAAACAACTGGCACATCAGTAGATAATATAAATGGCGAAGTGTATAGCGAATGTTCACTTCCGCCACCTTGATTTAGTTGTATAATGAATGAAAATTAACATAAACCCGAATAGGTAGAAAAAATGTCTATAACGATCAAGAAATATATTGATATTGACAGTGGTGTAGCGGCTGCTTCTGCCGTATCGCGGCGCGAATTAATGCAGCGGATATTCACGACAAACGTACTTGTCCCTGTTAATACATCAATTGAAATCACTACGCTTAAAGAAGTTGGTGATTTTTTCGGTGAAACCTCTGAAGAATACAAGCGGGCCGTGAATTATTTTGGGTTCATAAGTAAAAGCATCACCAAAAATGATGTCATTAGCTTTGCCGGTTATTCAACTGTCCCAGTGGCGGCCCGTATAAATGGCAAACAGCAAGCGCAAAGCCTCGCGGAACTGACAGCTTATACAACTGCTGAGATGACGTTAACAATGGGCGGTATCGGCGGTTCAACTGGGCCTTCAATAGATTTATCAAGTTCAGCTTCAATTTCAGACGCCATGACGGCGATTCAGGTTGCTTTAAGGGCGCTTGATGTTTCTGTGTTGTTCACGACATTGACGGTTACTTATGACCCTGTAGGAAAACGCGTGACGATGGTTTCGGGTGCCAATGGTGAGAACGCTATAGTTCTGACTTCAGCAACCGCCGGATTCCTTGAGACGCTTGGCTGGGCTATTGGCGCGGGCATTTCTGACGGCACGGTTGGCGATACGATAACCTCGGCTTTAGCAATATCCGATTCGCTTTCAGATAATTTCGGGTCTTACTTATTCGCTGAAACTCTGCTTATTGATGCGGTTATAGAATCAGCGGCATGGAATCACGATAAAAATGTCAAATATATTTACATGGTGCCGGTATCGGCTGCGAATTCTCAATTGTGGCATGACGCATTAAACGAGTATTCAGGGACAGCCCTTACTTTAAACACGGGGGCATCGGATGATTATTCAGAGAGCATCCCTGGCATTTTGTTAGGCGCAACAAATTATGACGGAGTAAACAGCGTCATCAACTATATGTATCAAGTTGTCCCATATCCAATCAGTGTAAACGATACTTCAACTTCTGACGCCTTTGACGAATTGGATATTAACTACAACGGCCAAACTCAGGCCGCTGGCGATAAAATCTTTTTCTACCAGCGCGGAAAGCTGATGGGTTCAAATACAGCCCCTCTTGATATGAATGTTTACGCGAATGAAATTTGGTTCAAAGATGCCATTACTGTTTC